GTCGATCGCCATCGAACCGCTGGCCGGCAGGGACGCCGTGCCAATGGTGACGATGACGGTTTCGTCTGCGGTCAGGCCCGGATCGCTCGCCGCAACCACAGCCGCTTTGCCGAAAATCTGCGGCACGTCGGTCGTTGTCACCGCACCCGCGGCTTTGTATTTCGCCGTGGACGCGCTGGTGCCGATCGCCAGAGTGGCGGTCGAGGTCGAGGTATCGAGGGTGATCGTGCCGAACGCGAAGGTCGCGCCCGACGGGATCGTGCCGACGGTCAGCGTGTCCGAAGTCGTCTGCGTGTTGAACGTGAACGTGCCACGCAGCCGCTTCAAACGCGCGCCATACACCGTTGCCGCCGGCTTGCGGCCGACCGGGATCGAGGTCTGGTTTGCCGAACCGCCAAGCTCGGTAGAGTAGTAATTTGCCATGATGATTTCCTTTCAGGCGGTTACTTGCAGTTGATGACGACGCAGCGTTTTTCTTCGAGGCGGGTCGCACCGAAAGTGCCGGTGACGTAGACCTGCCAGGAATTGCGCTTGTCCGGGCGGCGATCGACTGACGCCTGAACGTCGTTCCACATGCCGAGTGCCACGCCCGATTTGGCGAACACCGGCACCATCCAGCGCGAGCCGGTCACATACTGGCCGTCCGTGTCGGAACTCGACAGCGTGGTGATCGACGTGTTGAAGTTCGCGCCGCCGGGGATGCGCTCGCTGTGGATGAAGTTGAAACCCATGAACGACGTGATCTTGCCGTCCACCAACACCGGGCGGGTGTTGTAGTCGAGGCTCACCGCTTGCGCCTCGTTCAACAGGTCATCGTGCTGCTTGGCCGTGATGATGGCGAACAGCTGATCGTTGTCGATGTCGAGGTCGGCGCCCAACAGGATTTTCTTGGCAGCGCGCAGCTTGGCGATGTTCAGGCCGGTCGCCGACGCGGCGCCGGTCGTCGCAGCGACCGATTGGCTGTTGCTGTTGTAGCCGTAGAGGCTCGAAACCGTGGTCGTGCCGTTGTCGCCGGTGTTGTTGCTACCGAGAATGCCGGCGATGATTTCGTCGTCGATCGCGCGGCCCATCGCCCAGGCACCGGCCATCGTATACGGACCGGACGGGTCGATCAGCATGCGCAGACGGTCCTGCTGGTCGATCAGGTCAGCCCAATCGTAGTCCTGCGGGTAGACCCAGCGTTTGTCGTGCGGGGTGCTGATCAGCGGGGTGTCAGCGTGGCGCGACACGTTGCGGCTCGGGGTGACGCTACCGAACTGCTCACAAACGCTCGCGGCTTTGCCGACGAAAGAATAGTTTTGCACTGCGTTACGCAGGCGGCTCCCTTGCTGCTGCAGGAGCATCATCACATTCGTCGCGTACTGCTGGACGAATGCTGTTGCGACTTGAGTGGACATTTTGGCGTCCTCCTAAATTGGTTTCAAAACGGTTCGTTTCAGTCCTTCGCGGCGACTGATTTCCCCGGCTTGACCTCCAAAGGAGGGGCCAACTGCAACCACCGAATTTTTATCGGGGGGCTTTCGCCTTATCCCGGTCCGGCAGCCCCAACGTGCGGTTTCCACCACTCGTTGAGTTTTTCACAACGGCATTGTAAAACTGTTCTGCGGCATTTGCAATACCCGTCAAATCTTTCGGATTGTCAGGGTATTTGGCGGCCTCGACCGCCAGGCGCAGGCACTCTAGTTTTATTTCGCGCTCATCCATCACAACCCCATGCCCGCCGATTGCTCGGGGTAGGCCATGTTGAACAGCGAGGTCATCTTGCCTTTGGCGTCCTTGTCACCGGCCATGTATTTCGACACGAAAGCCTTGTCATTTTGCAACGCCGCGATTTCCGCTTTGGCCTGCGCCGGCGTCATGGCGTTACCGAATGCGCTGCCGTTGTCTCGGCCGGTGGTAAACGAATCCTCACCCAGCCCGCTGCCGATCTTGGTCAGCAAACTCATCACGCCATGATGCCCCAGCGCGCCCTGCAACTTGTCGATGGCGCCGGCATCGAGCCCGAGCTTGCCGACCACTTCTTTTGCGATCATCACATTCTTGTCGTAGGCCGCACCCCACTCGACTTTCAGCTTGGCCTCGTCAGCGCTAAAGGTCGTCGCGCGATTGGTCGCTTCGGTCGCGGCCAGGTTGCCGACGTGCTCGTTCCACTTGGCGGCCACCCCTTCGGCCTGCTTCTGACTCAGCCCGAGTTCGTGAAACCAGCCGGCGGCCGTCTTGGCAAACTCGCCCTTGTCGCCTTCCGGCACCGGAATCTTGTAATCCTTCGCGTCGGCCGGGCGGCCCAGCTTGCCGTAGAACGCATCCCACTCGGCCTTCTCGGCCTTCTCGCCGGGGATCACCAGCCGTTGATCGACGGGTGCTGATATGAATTTTTCAGCGCCGCGGTAGGCCGCCAGCACGTCGGCGGGCGAAGCCCAGCCTTTATTCTTGACGTAGCCGACGTCGAGTTCGGTCGCACCCTTCAGCCAGTCGATCGTTTCGGTGGTCGAGGCCGCGGTGGTCGTGCCGCCCGCGCCGCCGGTCGCGCCCTCGGCGGTGCCGCCGGTCACGGCGGTCGCGGTCTGCGTGGTAGCGGTTGTGGCGGTCGCGGTCGTGCCGCCGGTCGTCAGCGTCGTTGCGGTAGTCGCTGCTTCGCTCATGTGTTTCCCCTTATTGTTTCAACGCGGCCAACACCGCGTCGATCTTTTGATGAATCACAGCAACATGCTGGTAAACCGCGTCCATCGTCCGCATCGCGTAATTAAATATCAGCCACGCGGTCGCCGATCCGACTAACACGCCTCCTATGACTAACAAAATATCCCTCATGTGTCTTTCCTCTCAATGGTGACGGGCTGCCCGTAGATCGCCCAAAGTTGGTCGTCGCTCAACTGCAAATGCTGCTGGATTCGAAGCCACACTTCGCGCCGGCCGTCGAGCCGATTGGCCACTGCGGGCTCGGCGTTGAACGTGGATTGGTGCGCGCGGCAGAACTTGGCCAGGTCGCGCAGCACTTCGTCGCCAAAGGCCGACGACATGAACACGCGGATATACGCCGTGCGACGGCGCGCAAGATACTGGCGGGCGTAATCGAGCAAACTCATGCGAAAGTGTCAGTCCCCGTTCGGGTTGTATCCAAGCGCGCCGGCAGTTCCCGCCGACGGCATAACCAGCCGCGCTTTTGGCTCGACCTGTTTGAAATACCCCGTCAACGCCTGCGGCGGATAAAACTGCAAATTTGTTGGCGACGCGGTGTACTGGCTTCCATCATCGGCCCACGCGCCACCTTTGTACCCATCAACGCCGTGATATTTGCTTTGGTTGCTGAATGTCGGGTGATTCGGCTTTTTGTACGTGTCGGGAAAATGCCCGTTGCCTGCGGCACTTACGCCGTCTTTCCACGCGCCGCGCATATCGTAGTCATACAAGTCGCGCAACTTTCCGGTTGAACGCGCCCACGTGTTAAACGCCACTTCTTCCGCGGCCGTCAGCTTCGTGTTGTATTTGCTGGTGAAATCTGCCATCACGCAGCCCGGCTATCCGTCCCGGCTTTGACCATCGCCGCAACACCCGGCAAGGCTTGGACCATTTGCTGCGCCGCCTGTGCCTGCGCGCGCCCTTCACGAATCTTGGCGATCAACGCCGGGTCGCGCAGGTAGCGCACCGGCGACCCGTTGATGCTGGCCACTTCCGGCAGAATCGTGTCGAAGTCGAAGTTGTCCATCGGTGACGGATCCTGTGTCAACGCCGACACCTCGCCCGCCCACTGAACCGTCCGCATGATGCCCGCAGCTTCTTCGGCGCGCATGGCGCGGTTGAGGGGCGCATCAAACTCCACTTTGAACTGCCCGCGCGCTTCGACCAGTTCCGGCGGCGGCGGCGGCAACCACCCGCTACGCATCGCAATGTCGAATTCCCGAATCATCATCGGGCCGACGGCTTCGGATTGCTGGCGGCCCATCGTCGGCGACAGCAAAGCGCCCTTTTCCCGCGCGCGCTCGAGAACTTCCGTCGCCGTCATCTGCGGCGTTTCGACCAAAATCTGAAACAACGTGACCATGAATTCGTTGTTGATGGCCAGGCGCTCGTCGTCCATCAGCTCTTTGCCGACGGCGAGGTTTCCGGTTTCCAACGCATGCACAAGTTTTTGACCCTGCGCGTTGACGGCCCCCATGTTGACGGCGCCCGGCTTCAGTGTGAACGCGGACAGAATGCCGTCGTCGTGCGCCAGCAGGACCGGATCGACAATCCGGTGGCCCTGCTTGATGACGGTTTTCTTTTCCTCGTTCAAGACTTTGATGCCGGGCAGCACATTCATCGCGGGGCTGCGGCCATACACTTCGCCGGGTGCGGTGATGTAACGGCCAACCGAATACGGAAATGTGTGGTATCCGCCTTCGCCCAGCAAGGTGCGGGTGTCTTTGCAAATCCACCACGAACCGTAGCGCATGCCCTTCGCCGTCAGCGAACGCGCGCTGAAATCTTCGCGCGGCTTGACAACGTGAATGATCTGCTTTTCTTCTTCCGGTTTCGATTCCAGCTGCGACTTCAGATCGGCGGGGAACGTGTCTTTCCACTTCTGCGCCATCTGCCGCAGCGTCATCTTGAACCGGCGATACACCGTGTCCACGATGCCCTGGTGGTTCACAGCCAAAAAGAGTTCGCCCAGGTGGCAGTGGCGGTAGCGAAAGCCGCGGCCAAACTGCGGATCGAGCGTATCCACGAACATGCCGTGGGTGCCGAACGCGCCCAAGCTCACATACCCGTCGTGCTGCTGGGACTGGAAGTTGGCGGTGGGCGCGTAGCGGTAATGCTGAATCACAGCACTCACCTGCTCGAACCACAGCGCCACGCTGCGAATCTTCTGCAGGTCAGGGTCGCTGCAACGATACACGCCCCACTTGCCGTTCGCCGGCGTGATCATGGATTCCATCGCTGCGGCAAAACGGAACAGGGCGGTCGTCGCCGTCGTGTCGTATTGATCCTGCCCGCGCTTGACGCCGGGCGTCATGTTGCCTTGCTGGTAAAAGCTGTTCTCGTAATACGGCAGCACGCGCTGCGACACTTCCTGCCAGTGCGATTCCCAAATGCCGCGCTTGGTGACGAGATACTCAAACTGGTTGAGCATCGCATCGACCGTCGCCTTGTTGCGATCGGCGTCCGTTTTGGGCGGCTGTTCGGTCATGCGCTGCCCAGGAGTTTCGAACTGGTGGTGTTGCCAAGACTTGACACGCCGGCGCCGCCGGTCAGCACGGTACTCGAGCGCCCGGCCAGCAAGGCTTGCCGCTGCGCTTCTGCCGCCGCGTCCATCGACGGCGCGGCACTCGTCACGGTCGGCGGGGCGGGCGGCGCGACCGGCGCCGGCGGTTCGCCAAAGACACTGCCCATTACCGATTTCAGCACACCACCCATAGCCTATCCCCCGCAATGCGTTGCGATTTTCTCAATTCTACTCGCCAAAAAGGTTGTAGTCCATCCCCGCCGCAACCGGCACTTCGCGCGACCGGCCGGCGCGCAGATTGCGGCGGGCGAACTTCTTGGCAAATGTGCAGGCCAGCGCGTCGCCCTCGTCGGGGCTGGAAAACCCGCGGTCCTTCAGGTGCTCTTTCGTTTCCAACGCGACCTGGCTGCCGCGCCCCACGAAGTCATACTCGCGCGCCGTCAGGTCGGTCAGGAGGTCGGGGGACGCCGGAATCGACGCGCTCGGCAACCAGTCGCGCATCTGCGCCCACAGCCACGTCGCCGTGTTCGCCCACGCCTCATCGGGTGACTTCGCGCCGAACCAGACTTCGTGAACCCGGAAGCCGCGCGACTTCAGGCCATCGCAAATTGCGCTGCCCGTGTTGCCTGCGTCGATGCACACGCCATCCGGGTTCGTCTTGTCGATCCATTCGGCGATCAGGTTTTCAGTCTGGATGCTGTCGTAGCCCTTCACCTTGATCGGGGGAATAGACTTTGCATCCCGCCCCTGCCGCCAGTAGATCACGGTGCTGTCGTTGCCAAAGCGCGCCACGTCAACGCCCATGATTAAAGGGGCATCGGGGTCTTTGACCACGGCGCGGGACTGCGCATCCACGGCCACGCTGCGGCCGATAAATTGCCGTTCGCCCTGCTTCGGGAATTGGCCCAGCACTTCGACGCGCACGATGTCGCTGTCCATGCCGTGCCGGTCGATCAACTGCTGGTAAACCTGCGGGTCCGTCCCCTCCACGGTGCGGGAATCAATCTGCCTGCGATTCCACGCCTCCCGATCCCGATGGTGCGTTTCAAAGAATGCGCCACTCGGGCGACGGCCGTTGCTGAACAGGTGCCAATAGCGGTGAAGCACGGGCTCAGTGAAAAAGCCTTCCGTGACGTGAAAGATTTTTTCGTGAATGCCAGATGCTTCGTCGAACAACACCTGCATGCCCAGCGGGTTGTGCGCGCCGGCAAAGGCGTCCGGGTTGTCCTCGGACCACAGTTGCGCCAGCGCGTAGTAGTAGCCAGTGTCCACTTTGAGGTCGCGCTTGATGGCTTCCTCGAACCAGGCCTGCGGTTTGAGTGACCTTGCTGACCTGTCGAACCAGTGGGAGTTGATGGCCAGCGTTTCCCACTTGCCCAATTCCGCCCAGGTGCGGCTTGTCAGCTGTGATTCAGTGTTCGCCGTGACGATCGTGGTGCTGCCGAGGTTGCACGTCATCATCCAATGCACCAACCAGCACACCAGTGCGGACTTGCCGGGGCCGCGGCCACTGACGGTCGAGTTG